CAGCTCGAGCCGGTTCACCTTCTGCGACGGGTCGAAGCTGTAGTCCATCTCCTCGACGAAGCCGCGGAACCGGGTGTACCAGTTCCCGTCGACGGGGTTGAGGCGGCAGATCAGCGCCTGGGTCAGCGGCTGGATGTACCCGTAGTAGGGGCCGGAGCTGTTGGACGGGTCGAGGATGCCGTTTCGGTCGGCGATCTGGACCAGGGCGCGGCCGGTGTCGGTGCGGTCGAGCTCGTACTGCCGGCCCCGGTCGATCTGGTAGCTGGTGACCAGGCTGTCGTAGCTGTCGATCCGGGTCCAGGTCGGCGCCCACGTCAAGGTCGGCTGGTTGAAGGCGAGATGGAACCGGCCGGTGGGACCGGTCGGCGAGGCGAACGCGTCGACGCTCATCGCTGTCCGCGCCGGACATGGGCGCGGGCCCGGGCCCTCTTGGCGAGCTCGTTCTCCAACGCCCTCGGGCTCGAGGCGGAGCTGTAGAAGTGCTCGATGTGGATGGTCGGGCCGCCGAGCGCGTAGGCGAACTGGTACTCGGCGCCGTACGCTCTCGCCTGGCTGATCGCGCCGCGCCGCAGCGCTTTCTGGGCACCCTGCTTCAGCTGGTCGTTCAGGGCGGCGATCGCGTTCCAGGCATCCGTCTGCGCCTGGATCGCGAGCCGGCCGCTGTGGAGGGCGCGGTAGGCGGCACGGCGCATCGCCAGCAGCACCGGCCGGATGCTTTGGCCGAGCGCGGTGGCGCGGGCGAGTTGGAGCTCGAGCGCGGCCGGCGCCGCGTAGCTGCCCTGCAGAAACTGGAAGCTGCCTGACAGCCTGGGCAGCCGGGCTCTGGCGGCGGCGTGGGCGAGCTGGACGCTGCCGCTGACGCTCTTCGGCAGTCCGAGGGCGGCGGTGTCGGACCAGTCGATTGGGCCTTGCTCCGCTGGGTGTCCGAAGAACTGGATCTCCTTGCCCGGCTGCTGGTTGAAGATCTGCTCCGGCGTCGCGAACAGGTTGCCGCCGGCAACGGCCGGTTTCTTCTTCAACGCGTTCATGATCAGGTTGAACCCGTAGCCGGGCTGGAACAGCACCTTCAGGAACCCGGGCAGATGGCTGGTGACGCCCGAGTACTTCTTGTAGGCGTCGTAGGCGGCGCCGATCGACACCGAAAGGTCGTCGAACGCGACGCTGAGGTCCTCGGTGACGGTGGTGAGGTCCTTCTGCAGCTTCCCGGACTTGTTCATCTTGTCGAGCCAGTCGCTGAACCGGCCGAGCATCTTGTTGAACGTCGGCAGCAGGGCGGTGCCGATGATGATCTCGGTCTCGTGCAGGGTCGCGTTGAACCGTTCCTGCGGCGTCGTTGCGGCGCGGGCCTGCCCACGGAGCTTCTGGAACGCCTCCCGGATCAGGTCGATCCCGTGCGCGGTCTTCGACAAACCGGGGACGGCGCGGCGCAGCGCGGTTTCCTGGCCGCCGAAGACCTTGCCGACCACGGCGGCGGCGTCGGCGAGGTCGATGTTCTTGGCGCGGGCAAGGTCGGTCACGCCGGCCTGCAGATACAAGGCCTTCCGGATGTCGCCGGTCGCCCGGTCGAGGACGGTCAGCGCCTTCGCACTCTCTTCGACGGTGAACCCGAACTTCGCCTGGCCGGTCTCGGCCTGCTCGATCACCCGTTGGCTGGCCCGGAACGATTCCCCGCTGGCTTTCATCTGCGCCTCGAGGCTGCGCTGGGCGACTCGGGCGTCGGTGGCGGCGCCGATCACCTTCTCGAACGCATACACGAGGCCGGTGCCGCCGATCAGGGCGGTGCTCGCGAACGCGATCGAGCTGCGCACACGGGCGAAGCCGTGCTCGACCTGCCCCGCGAACTTCTGCGATTCCCGGGTCGCCTTCGTGAAGCCTCTGGTCAGGGAGGTGGTGTCGGCGACGACGTCGACGGCGATCGTTCTAGGCATCGGTCATCGCCTGTCTTTCGTGGACAGCCTTGAACATCTCGGCGCACATCAGCAGCTGCCCCGGCGTCAGGTCGCCAACCTGATCGGGGGAGACTCCGAAGTAGCCGAGCCTGGGATCCCAGAGGGATTCAGGTCGGCTTCCGAGGTCTCCGAACTCGTCCTCGAATCGTCGCCATTGGAGCTCGAGCTCGAGCCGGAGCTTCGTGTCGGGGGGCCCGCATCACCTTCTTCCAGGCTTGGCTCATCGGCCTCGAGGCGGATGGCGGCGCCGAAGCCGACGTCCTGGAACCGGTCGAAGACCTGCTGCACGTCGGTGTTCTCGATCCTGCCGGCCCGCCGCAGCGCGATCACGGCGAAGACGGAGAAGAGCTCCGGGTCGGCGCCCTCCAGGCCTTGCTGGATCGTCAGCGGCAGATAGCCGGAATGCCGTTTGATCCAGCCCCATTCCCGGGTGGTGGGCTCCTGCTCTTCGAGCTCGAAGAGGTAGCGGCCGTCCCAGGGCGGGACGCCTTCGATCACCAGCCAGTTCACAGCCGGTGCCGGGGGACGGGGTAGCTTTTCTCCCAGACGTCGCAGGCGTCGTTGATCGCCCGTTCCATCTCCCGCATCACCTCGTCCTCGTTGCTCTCGAGCGATGGCAGGAGGGCGCGTCGCATCTGCAGGATCCCGTACTGCGGACTATGTTTCCCCGTCGTCCGGCGGAGGGACTGTTCGACGATGACGCCGCGTTGGCGGACCCTGGTGCGGTAGCCGCGGGCGGACTTCTGGTCGATCGGGGTGAACCTCGCCTGCGCCTGTGACCGGACAAGGTCGCCGACCTTCCGGAACGAATCCCGCATCTCCTTCCGGGTTACCCGGTCGGCGAGCAGGCTGGCCTTCATCATTTCCCGGTAGCCGCGGACGACGACGGTGGCGCGTTCGGGCATCAGGTGGTGAACCAGTCGAAGCCGGCCGCGTCGATCGCGGTGAAGGTGACGTCGTAGGTGTCGGTGTCGCCGCGGGTCGAGCCGGGCCCATAGCTGAACAGCTTCGCGTTGCCACGCAGCTCCGGGTTCGTCACCGAGACGACCGCGGTCTGGTCGGCCCGCCACTTGATCACGGTCGTCGTCCGGTTCTTGTACAGCGGGTACAGCACCGCGTGGGTCTCGCCGGTGCCGTAGGCGCCGTAGAAGGTGACAGTGACCGTCTGCGTCCGGGGGCCGTTGAGGTACTCGTTGACGCCGGTCGCACTGAACCCGGAAACGTCGACCTGGTCGTCGGTGAAGCTCACGCTCACGGCCCGGGCGAAGTTCGAGAGGTCGCTGGTGTCGACCATGAAGCTGTCTTTCAGGGCGACGCGCTTAGGCATCGTTGCTCGCCTCCTTCTTCTTCGAGGTTCTGGCGCCGACGACTTCGATCGAGCCGCGCTCCAACGCCCGGTCCTCGAGGTCGTCGTCGTACTCGGCCTCGAACTCCTCGCCGGGCTGGTGGCCGTCGAACGGAACCGAGCCGGTGACTTTGTACTTGGTCATAGGAACATCCCTACCCTCCATTCGCAGCCGAGCATGGTCTCGGCGAGGTCTTCGGAGTAGCGGCGGAAACCGCTGACGCTGCCGGTGTTGTCGACGACCGCGTCGATCTTCGCGAGGGCGGCCTCGACGCTGGCCGCGTCCTCGGTGTCCAACAAGCGGAGGAGCTGCTGGCTGCCGGCGACGGTGTCGGCCATCGAGGTGCGGGCCCGCACCGTGAAGTAGGCGCGGGTGGATGAGACGCCGAAGGCGTCGCCGATCTGGAACGGGTCGGCCGGGTACACGTCGATCGACGGCGGCGTCGGGTTGGGGTTGTAGTAGCCGCTGATCTGCAGCTCCGGGATCTGCACGGTGATCGGCTGCAGCGCCGTGGCGATCGTGTTGACGGCATCGGTGAGCTTCATCCGATCCCGAAGCTGGTCCGCAGCGGCTGCAGCCGCAAATGGTGGCGGTACCAGGAATCACGGGGGCTGACGATCGGGATCGAGTCGGGCCCGATCGGCAGGGTGCCGAGCGGGCTGTAGTTGAACTTCCACAGCTCGACGGCCCGGTCGAGGTTGACGTCGACGAGGATCGCCGAGAACGGCGGCGACGGGTCGGCTGTGAAGCCGAGGTCCCAGTTGATCTCCGTCGCCGCCGCGTCGATCACCCGTTGCATCGCCGTCTGCTCCGCCGTCGTCGGCGAGGGTTTCTGCAGCACCCGTTGCAGCTCGGCGACGCTGGTGTAGGCCATCTACGGCACCAGGTTCCGTCCGTAGAAGTCCTTGTTGCCGGCGGTCACCGCCCGGCCGAGCCGGTCGGTCGCCTGCGAGGTCCCCGGCGTCGGGTTCACCAGCGGCACCCCCAGGTAGTCCTTGGTCGAGGTCGTCGTCGTCTGCGGCTCGACCCCCACGTCGCCGCCGCCGGCGGCTTCGATCGAGGCCCGGAGCTCGTCCTTGGTCATGCCTGCGTTCGCCGGCGACGCCCCTACCTGCTGGGCGTAGGCGAGCAGCTCGTCCTTCGTCATCGAGTCGAGGTCGCTCATGGCGTCTTGGTGATCTTCACGATCGAGTTGCCGTCGATCACCAGCAGCGGCGTGAAGTA